CAAGCGCATTGCCAGCAAGCATGCTTGCGCCGGTCATCCAGAGAGGCGATGTGATAGCAGCAGTCTTGAAAGCTTTTTCAATAAATGACTGAGGCCGGATAAAGCCGTTCTGTCGGGCAACATCTGCGGCGATAGCCTGTCCGGGGATTGCTCCGGTAGCGGGTAGGCCGTTCGCAGCCCTCCATGCGGCAGCCTGTTCCTTCTGCTTGATACTTTCTGTGGTCGAAGAAGGCGACTGCCCTGGGCCAAACACAATCGGGCCAAGCGTGTTGTTTATCGCATCCCATCCAGCCTGTGTAGGGTTAGCCTTGAAAGCATCAACCATCTGCGTGAATGTCTGTCCGCCCTGCTTGGTTGTAATGGCTTCCTTGGCGTTGCCAAGCGCAACCTGTTGCCTTGCCGGAACAGCCAAAGCAGTTTTATTGCTGGATGCTGCCAACTTCGGATTAGCCGCCGCAGCAAGCTTTTTGCCCTGCTGTAACTTCCAAACATTCACATCAACTCTATTGCGACTGTTTTGTATGTTGAGCGGGACTGAAATNCCNTTCCATGTCGAGCCTATATATGCCATGTCACAGTCTCCTGATTNTCATTATTTTAGTTCTCAAAACGACCTCACTGTTACCCTTATATCTCCAGCCGTNGGNGTGATGGCCGCCAGCCGTGGTATTGGTGCAGGCTATGGTTATTGTATTGGCAGCACTTACCCATGCCTGATAGACAAGTCCTGCGTCAACCGTATGCAGCCCCAAAGTAACGTCGTCATTCGTTGCAGCACCATTCACCGTCACGGTAATCGTTGCCGTTGCCCCTGCCGCTATCAGGCCGAAGGTGTGGGCGTTCGATGCGGTATAAGTGTAATTCGTCACCCCTATCGCCTGCCTTACCCTCACAGTCCAGTCCTGCCAGAACCTTGTAAATATGCCTTCCTCAATAGCAGGATTTATGAAGAACGGCTCAGGTATCATTCAGCAACCGCCTTGACCATATTCCAGTCCACTTGATCGGAAACGGAAATCTCGAACACCCAATCCCTCGCCAAACCTAGTCGGTTGAACTTCGCCCTTGTCAGGTATTCACCGACCTTGCCAGCGGAAGCCCATTTCTCATTACCCCAAGTGAAGCCGCCATCCTTTGAGATTCGCAGCATAATCTGCGGGTCAGCAACAGTCGCATTACCAATCCCCATTTCAAACACGACCTCGAACGAGTTTATGTAAATCCTGTTTCTGTCCTTCGTGATATGTCTACCAGCCCTTGTGCGAATAATGTCCGTACCGTTCTCAGAAAGGATGTCGTGACCAATCTGATAGATATTCCCACTGTTGTAATCAGAGACATAATGCAGCCCCCCGACGAAAGCCATGTGCTGAGCAAGCCATCTGCCGCCTGAACTTTTCCTTTGATGCCATATCTTCTGGCCGAGCCTCTTGGATTCTGTAACGTCATAAACCCAAGTCTCCCCGCCAGTCGGGAAGGTAAGCACATAAAATACATGCCCTTCTTCGTGGAATACGTTTCCTATCGCGTCGGACGTATCCGAATAGGAATCCATTTGTAGTTCTATCGAGTTGGTAGAAATCCTCTGCGCTGCCGCACCGGACGACATCATCACCATATCGTCACCACGGGGTGAGCTTGACAGCCAGAACACATTGTCCCTGTCCTTGGCGACGCTCCATTGCGCGACAATGCCTTCCTCGATAACAGAGCCATGAACACGCGCAAACGGAAAATCCTGCGCCCCTGAGTTGTACCAAATCTCCATCGACCTGTCCCCGAACAGCCAAAGTCGCCTGTGCAGGACAATCATCGACACAAGGTTATCAGGGAACCCTTCGGCTGTTGCGAAGACCAGTGCAGCCCATGAAGTACCATCATTCAATGCCGAAGCATAAAACTTTCCCGTACCGGAAGAATTGACAATGAAATAACCGTCAATGAAAACAACCTGTTCAGGACTTGCCGGAAAATCAGCATCGGTAATCTTCGCCATCAAACCGTCAGCCTTCGTATAGATATAGCCGGAAGTGCCATCGACAATCATCAACTGCGCACCATTCTCCGCGAACGATACATTGCCTGTATTCGTGTCGAGCGTGGTTGCAACCGTCGTCACTGTCCCACCTGTTGTTATATGATAAAGCGTGTCACCGTGAACCGTGAAAATCTCGCCATCATACGAAAAAGTCCCGCGTGAAGGAGAACCTGCCGGAGTCTCCAGAAGGGATAATCCGCCAGTAGGCGCAAGGCTCAATATAGTCCGCGAATCTTGTCTGTTGCTCTCAAGATACCAGTTTATGCACCTTTGCGAGTCGATTGCCCTTGAGCGTCCGACATAGGCAGGCCCGATAAAGCCAAGGTCTATCACCCTCTATACTCCGGAGAAAAGAATGTGGATGTATTCTCAACATCCCATGCCTTGGCGTCCTCATGCAGCTTAACAGCCCATCGTTCAAGTTTCTCAAACATCCTTGGCTTCATATCAGCCATGCCAAATTCAATGGCAAGTTCAAACGCTAAATTCCATCTTAAAGGACGATACCATTCCTGCGGAATCTCGAAATCATCAGTGGCAGAGTTCATGTCTGAAATAGGTTTGCTAACCGTAAGATGAATGGTTTTTGCAGCAGCAGCGGCAGCATTAGGTGTGAGATAAACAAACAGGGTTCCCAAGTTGAGTTGAGGATCATAATAAACAGAATTAGGAACACCCGTGGAAGCCTTGTCGCTGTATTCGTCATATTCCTGGCGGGAGATAACATCAANCTGCGTATCAACATTTGAGTCTCTGATAAAAGCATTCAGAACACGCAACGGCCTGTCAGAAGTATTATCACCACCAACACCAATCGTGTAACTGGGCTGTGAAGCGATAAGCGTAATGGGTATCTCATCCTTGAGCCAAAGATGAAGCCCGTCCTTCATCCAGCCTTTCAGAATCATGTTCAAGACTTCGCTTGCGTCAACTATCTCCTGAGCGGTAGGGGTCTCGGAAGGGTCGATTACATTGGCAAGCCGAAGCGACGATAGGATTAGTTCGTTCCTGTTGACGGAGAATGTTGTTGAACCTGATAGAGCCATTTATAAGTCTCCCGGAAGAACATCGTTTGGAGCAACAAAAACATCAGTTGGGTCTGGTCTGGTGAATGGAACGCTTGGATCGTCAGGTATGCCGCGAATCTTGTCTTGCGGATGGCGTGGTTCCCAATCTTTCTTGCAAACCCATAGTCCATCCCAAGTCTTTTTCAACTCGGAAGCCTTGTACTTGAATCCACAACGGTCACATATAGCATTCCAGTCGCCGTGTTTATATTGCTTGTTCATTTAGTTCTGTACTGCCTGCCATTTGATAGTTGCACCATCGGTAAAGCTATTGATAACAATTTGAGCGGCAGTCGCATGAATCGTTCCAACAGAAGCTAAATCAGCCGTCTTGGCGGTCAAAGCGGTAAGTGGATACCATGAAGCACTCTGCACGGCACTGGTGAGGCTCTGTATGTCGCTGAATGACTCGTTTAGCGTGTAATTGATAGTGCCGGAAATATCAATGCCATAAGTCACGGCCTCGGCAGCACGCCAGTTGAGAGGGAGAGTCTTGGTGAGGAATTGATTAGCCCAACCAATATCCATCGTGTCAGCCCCGATAGTCGCACTCGGAGTCACAGAGGTTACGGTAAGGTAATAAAGGGTGGTTGTTACTGTAGCGGAACCGGCAGGAAGCGCGTTTGTTTCAGNCTGCGCTTTACCATCTGCATCAGTGCCTACAATCGTGTAGGTCTTTCCTGAGTGGTCGGTAACAGCGTCATTTCGGATAGTAACTCGCCTTGCAAGGGAGTCGCCGGAATCGTTGGCCGTCAGCGTCCATGTCGCGCCTGTCGCGTTGGACAGATACCCAAGTAAATTGGTATTGGCCGGAGTCATCGTTAATTCATAAGGTCGCATATCGTTCTCCTTTTCTTGTTCGTGCGATTAAAAAAAGGGGCCAGCGTGAGCCAGCCCCTACTTTCAGACTGTGGTATTAAGCGTCAGAGCCGATTGCCGGAAGTACAAAGCCGGAGTTCGACGTACCGTCACCGATATACAGGTTGTTGAACAAGCCGTACTGAACAGCCGTTGCAGTAACCATGATGGCTGCTGCAACGTCCAGTGCGCGAACAACATTATCGGCAATGATCCCTGAGCCTGTAATGGCCGATGTGGTCAGAAGCGCAGCACCAGTTGATGTGTCGGTATTGACACTGAACACGCGGTTTCGCATGACTTCCAAATCAGTCATAACCAGAGCAGCATGACTCACAAGGCGAGACACATTGTTATGGGCGACACTTGACACAACACGGTTATCATTGACCGTAAGTCCGGTCATGGTTCCGAGAATGATAATCGGTGCAACCGTATTCGTGGTCGAAATCTGGTGAATGCGGTTATTCAGAATATGCAGATGGTCAGCATTCACCGAGACAGTCGTGGTGATGGCAGACAGGAAGCCCAGGATTGCAGACGTATCCTTGAACTCACAGTCTTCAACAGTAAGCCACGGTGCAGCGGCAACCGTGATTGCAGATGCAATGGAAAGGAAGTTGCCGACGAATAGAATATTCTTGAAACTCACGTTAGCAGCAGTCACGTTGATCGTAGCCGTATTGGCAGTCGTGTAAGTCAGCGTAGGTCGGGCCGTACCCGTTCCAAGACCGACAACAGCAACGCCAGCAACGTCAGCAGCGATGGTAGTAGCAGAAGTGATTGTCTCAGCATGTCCGGGCATCACGAAGATAATGTCGCCACGGCCAGCAACACAGCGACCAATAGCGAAATCAATCGTAGAGAATGGCTGCTGATATGTGCCCTTGTTACCGTCCGAGCCGCCTACGCCGCCCTTTGCCAAGACAGATGAATTGTTTACGAAGAATACCTCACCCGGATGGGCGGTAGTCAACGGGACTCCGCGAATGGTTACACCGTCCGCAAAGCCGCTTGGATAATTTGAAATTGGCATTTTATGCTCCTTAATAACCCCTGTGGGGTGGTTGTTTTAACCAAATCTATCGAGTTGGCATGAAAAAAGTTTGTATGTACGCATGGCGCACCTCCTTTTACAGAGGCGCACCACAACATACAGTCAGATGAAACACAACACTTTCACATGGTTTGTTAAACAAACGCTGAAAAAGTGCTTATATTTCAACCATTTACGCGCCCGGCGACCCAAACACGGCCCGAAAGTCACTCCAACCCATCGAATATCGAGCGTAACCCTTATACTTCAGGTTATCGGTATCGAAATCGTTATCGTCGGAGAACGTCTGTGCAACGCGGTCAAAGCACTTCATGCCATTGGACACGTTGCTGCGGAGGAACCATGCATTTACGTCCGTCAGGTAATGATTCAGCTTAATACCTTCGGGAATAGCATTGGTCGCCTTGAGGGCGTTAATCGAATTGTTGGCCGTATCATTCTGCAACACGGATTTCAGGATGCGATTAGCGTTGTACCACTCATTGACAGGAACAATCAGACATCTTGGCATAAGATTGATCTTCATGCCGCGCGAATTCTGTGCCTGCATCATCTGGATGGTCAAGTCCTCAAGAGACGCTTCGGAAAGGTCGGCAGCAGTCGTGATATGATTTGACTGCGTACCGTTTTTGGTGGGGTGAACAAGACTAAGCAGTTCCACTCCATCGCCGCCAACGTAAGAACTGTTGAATGCGCGATTATAAACATTCGCACCAACATTTTCCTTTGTCTGACGGAAAGAGAATGCAAGAGCAGCAGCCCTGCGTTTGCCGACAACATCATAAAGATTGTCGTCAAGTTCCTCACGGGTGACAATAAAGCCCAAGCCATAAGCTACATGGTTGTATCGAGAAATCGTGCCTTGGGTTTCGCTGTCAAACGAGACAGATGAACCCTGAGCCTTGACGGGAGCCAAGCCGAAGCCGGTGATCTCGCCATCTTCCTCAAAGTTTTTCTTGGAGCGGTCCGTATCGAACAGGTCGGTGTATTCCACCTTGTGTTCGTTATAGGCGCGACCCCACCATGCGTTCATTCCCGGCCAGAGGGCTTTGGGGGAATTACCAGTTGTAATAACAGCCATTGGTTATCTCCTTTAAGCCGCTGTGATGCCGAGGAATCGGCCAGTAGCGTTTTCTTGAGTATTCAGCAGAACCTCATACTCAGCATTGATACCGAGAGCATTATCCCCTCGGTTAGTGATATTCAACACGTTCAGAGTAAAGTTCTGAGTCGTGCCTGGTGCGGTGGTTGTGCCTTCGTCCATATCGAAACCGGAAAGTCCGGTAACGGTGTCGCCAGCAGAAGTTGCAATCATCACAGCATTCTGGCCGGGGACCACGGAAGTAAGCGTGCCACCACCATCACCACGGATTGCGAAAACAACATCAGGGTCCATGACCACATTAGCAATGCGCTCGGTGGAAGCCGGATTGTGAACTTTCGTTAAGTCCGAAGTTAGTGGTTCAAAGGACGCGATAACGCCTCTGATAATAGTACCGGCAGTGCCAGCACTTGCGTTGATGGTAGGTCGAGTTCCTGTAGGGTCTTTCTCAGCCAATGTCGGAGAGAGTAGTACAGGATCGCCAATAAACAGTGCCGTGGCATAGGATGACGATACATAACACGGTACAGTCGCCCCGTTCCACGGGGAGCCATCTAAGTGACGAACT